TAATGGTGTATCTGCTTGTAATCTCTTCTAATAAAGAATCTAAATTCTCTAAATTTGTGAAGGTACAAAATAACTTATTGTTCAAATCTCCTATGTTTTGGAATGACGTTATAACATCATAGTTCGTGTTATACGTATTTGGAGAATTATTTAAAATCGTAGTCATAACCCGTTTCTTCTTTAATGTTTAATTTATATTTTATAAAAACTTCCCTAATCAACCACATAGTATCTTCCTCATCATCATCTACATCAAATAGAAACGAATCATAAGTATATAGTATTATTTTTGTTTTCTTTCCCTTCAATATACGAAACATATCCCACAAAACCAAACAGTTAACGCTTGTTTCCAAATTTTGTAAAACATAATTAAATAGTTTTTGTGGGTTCATTTCACCCAAATTTTCTTTTCTATATATAAATCCAGATACCGGACATTCTACAAACCCGTCGCTCTCAAATTTACGCCATATCTCTCCTACGTATTTCTCTATTTTTTGAAAGAACTCCAAATGTTTATAATTTGAGAAAACACCCCCATATAACTGTTTGAAAGTAAGTTCTTTCGATTTTTTGTAATCCACTTTATATAAGGTAGCAAAATGAGCGTGAATATCATTAGTGGGAAACTCATAATCAACAAGGCGAGCAGCCAAGCTAGGATGGTAAGCACTAATATCAATTTCCACAAGTTTGTTATTGCGAGGAATAAAACTTTTCCTACATCCATTTTCTTTGTTAAGTGCGGCATAATTTACGTTTTTAAATTTATTTGACGGTCTTGTTGTTGTTGTTTTTAAGTTGAACTGAGTGTGGACGTATTCACCGTCAACTGCGTGGAAGTATTTGCTGAAGGTGTCATTACATATGCGTATTCCACTTCGCTCGATAGCGTTGAATACCACGGATACTCTACTGTTAAAGAATTCATCATATTTTGTTTTTTCTATGTTAATATTCGCTTTTAGATCTTTAAAAATGGTCTCACACAATTCATAATGTTTAACAATCGGTATAATTGCGTTTAACTCTAAGTTATCTTTGTGTTTACGATAATATAAATCATGTGTTGCCGTTGTAGGTCGTATATACGTAGTAGGTGGGCGATTTATGTCGCTAAGAGCTTTGTTTAAGTTTGGGTAATAATGTAATAATTCTTTTTTATCTCTACAATATAATATTTCAAACTTTTCTAGCAAGTCGTTTATACGCGTGTTTAACGCATTTAAAGCTTCACTATGCGTAACACATACCATAAAGCCTTTAGTTGCTAAAATCGGTCTAATATACACTAAACTTACACGGTTTTGTGTTGGGTGTATAGTGTCATTAAAAGGTATTACCTCAATGAAAGCCTCCCTATAACTACTATTTATTAAAACCTTTAATTGCTCTTCGTCTTCTACTAACCAATACATTTATAACCATTTTATTCCAATATACGACAGATTTATCTAGTATCCACTTTTTCTCGAGATGTTTTTTCTTATTGATGTCCCTACCTCATTGTTTAAGGATACTTTGATTTTTGTTTTTTCCTCCCCCCCTATAAAAGGAATAAGAGTAGAATGTTGAGTAGGCTTATGGAATTTTCCTTCCATCATTACCCCTCTATTTGAATGAACATGGTAATAACCAACATAGTTTTCTCCTGTTGGTATCAATTTTAATTCATTCCCGTTAGTATAAAAATAATTTGGGGATGATGATTTATAAAATTTACAAAATCTTAATTTAAAGAATTCCTCAAATCCATACCATTTTAGGTTTGTAGATGTTTGTTTTGCTAAATTTTTATTAACTTTATAAACATCAATAGGATTGCCTGATATATTCCAGTTTAAGTAGGATGGAGTATATAATTGGTATTGAGTATTTGGGTTTTCGTTTAGATAGTTATTATAAGTATCAACATCGATTTCTATATACTTTAATTCATTGTTCTTCTTTAAGAAGTATCTTTGGTATTCCCCAGTATCGTATTCTTCTTTAGTTGGAAATACTATACTAGACATAGGAGAAGAAGCATTGCTTATAGGAGAACCAACTGCACCTATATAAGCTGGAGGAAGATATGAAATATTAACTTCTTCTGTTGTATAAGCCCCAGTTTTACCCGCTTCTACATCTTGGGCTGCATTATTTTCATTATTAGGGATTAATGGGTTGTTAGGCCCGTCTTGAGGTGTTTTACCACTAAAATATTTACCATCAGAAGTTGAATAGTAATCACCGGTATATACCTCTCCGGTTGCTGCTAAAAGATAGTCTCCAGTAGCAGTGTATAAATTGGGCGTTATTTGTGATAGAGGATAATACATTATAAGCTTCCTATTTCCATTAACATTTCTAATATTTCTTTTTGTGGTAAAATATCACTTTTATCTGTTCTATAAGAACAATGAGTGTAAATACCAGGTTGTCCGTCCATTGCCATATTTGATTTCCTATTAGCTTTCGGGAAGAGTTCTTTATAGTTAGTTTTATTTAAATAAACCGGAATGTTAAATTTGGTTTTTAAATCTATGATTAAAGATTTAACTGTTGAAATTTGTTCTGGGGTATATTTTTGAAATCTTTCTTGGACATTAAATTTATTCACATACCTATACCCCTTTGCCAGTTTTACTATATTATTATTATCATCAACTATATATGGGTCTGCTATTTCATTTTCAGGTATTATTTTACCAGTCCATGCCTCCCAACCTTTATCCGTTTTTTTAAGTCTACCTAATGAAACTATTTCAATTCCTATACTTATTCTATTTAATCTATCAGTTCCTGGGGTAGATCCTAGATGTCTTGACCAATATTCTAAAGGAAAAACATGCTCATTAAAACCATTTCTATCTATATGGTAATGTGTAGCTAGTGGATATGTTTTTTTCCTCCATTCTCTTATATCTCCAGCAGCATTTGTAACCCCAGCGGTATGGTGTAATACTATTTGGGTTTTCGTTGTTGCTTCTGGGACGTAAATTAAGTTTTGGCATTTTTCTCTCCATTTATTTGAAAGGCTTGTATTATCTAAAGGTATACTTGTAGTTAAAGATACTCTAGGGGCATCTCCTTCTAATAATACAAAGTCTTCAGATTGTTGGTTTACAATATCCTCTACTACCCCACTAGTAAATGCATCTAAATTTTCTTCTTTTGTTTTAGGTGTACTAATTGTTTCTAAAGAAGTAGACCAAGTATTATCTCCTATTTGATGGTTAACCTTTGAAATTACAAAATCTAATGCTTTAGGATATTGAGCGGGGAGAAAACCCTGTCTTATTTTTAAACTATTATATATCCCAATACCTGATATTCCATCACACGTTAGTCCTAAAGAAGTAGGAATAAATCCTATTTTAGTTGATGGTGTACCAGTTGCAGCATATAACCCATTATCCATAATATTAACATAAGCTTTAAATGATTGTTTACCTTGTTTAATAAATTCTGGATTTAAATGGAAATAATACCCATTTGTATCTAAAGTCCCATTAGCTTTACCTCTGAAACTTTGAATTAAATATCTAATATAATTATTAGAAAATTTTTCTAATTCTTTTACTTCAGGTACAAGGGCTTTATCCTTTATATCCTCAATTACATCTTCTACATATTCATGCCATTCGGTATTTGAATAATTATTTCCAGTAATAGGACAACTTTCTACATCTTTATGAACTTTAAAGGTTATACCAAACTTTGTTGATTTTCTTTTCTTTCTTCTAAATGGACCCCAATGAGTGTCAGTTTCTGACTTTTTAAAATGGTCCTTCATTTCATTAATCTGAGCTAGGGTTAATGGTTTATATATGTTATCACTAGGTTTAACTACAATATTTTTGCTTTTATCTTCGGTTTTAGGGTCTTTTAAATCAAATTGATATTGATCTCTTAAACCTGAGTTCCAATTAGAAAAAGCAGTAGCATCATAATTTTTAGTCGAAGAACCATTTGCTGTAGCCCCTATTGATATCATAGAAGAAAGTGAGGAATCAATTTTAGTTTTAAAGCTAAAATCTTGGACTATGTTGGATTGGGTTTTACCTGTTGTATCTCCTTCTTTAGGTAGACCATAACCAAATAGTTCAAAATTAGGTTTTTGTGTAAAAAATTCTTTAAACGAACTTTGTTCAATCCCCTTTATTTTATTTTGGTCTTGTATCGTAATAACACTATCGTTTACTAAGACAGGTTCTAAGTTAGGGATGTCACCTAATGCAGAATTAACACCATTACATATATTTTGTATAAACTTAAAAAGGAAAAGATCACCCTTATCATTAGTATCTTTTTGAAGACACCCTGCTACAAAATCATAGTTAAGATATACATTCATAATTTGACCATACATTATTGAATTATCCTGCCCCTCAACTACTACCCAATCTTTCATAGCCTTTATAAAAGACCAATAGGTTTTAACACCGGTCTTTTTTGAAGACATCTCTGTTGATGAATTAATTGATATATTACTTGTAAATAAAGGTTTTACTAAGGCTACTTTTGGATCAAATGAAATTTGATTTGGATAAATTGCCATTATATTAGACTTAACGTCTGTGTCTATACTTAACATACCAGTACCTGACATATTAGGGATACAAAATTGGTTAATTTTTCTTAATAGTTCTCCAAAGGTTAAATAGTAACCAAATTTATCAATATCAACCCCTTCTCCGTCATTTAGTCCTCTAATAGCACCTAATAATGCTTTATCCCCATCATCTTTTTTTAGGAGCCAATACATATTTAAATACTCACCATAACCCCACCACTTTTGTTTCCCTTTGGGGTCCATAATGTCTGTAAATAAATCATAAGCTAGTGGAGATGAACCTGCATTGTTTACCACATTGGAGGCCATAGATGTAGGAAAATTTTGAAGGCCAGTACTATACCCATTTACAATCGCAGCTATATCTTCTTCTGTTTTTACTTGTTGAGGAAGGTTTACTTTTAAGGATTCAATAACATCCCCTACTGACATTAATGTTAGTGTAATAGAATAACTTCCATCTTGTTCAAAACTCCAATTAAAATTACTAACTTTTCCTATAAACCCATCATAATTACCACTATATAATCCTCGATATCGTTCAACATCCTTAGTTAATTTTCTAAAGTTATAAGTTTTATAATCTTGAAACCATATATCCTCAGTTATAGTATTACCCATTTGTTGGATTTCATCATTATTATTTAAGAACTTATCCCAACCCCATTCAAGTATCATGGTATATCCTAACCTAATATATAATAACTCAATAAGTTCAAATTGAAACTTATTATAACATTTAAGTTCAACTGTTGCTTTTCTTATTGAACCTCTATTTAAACAATCTACCTTAGCACTAATAAGACCAGGAGGAGGAACAAAACCTTCATCTTTACCCCCTAAACCATATGACGATGCTTCATTCCATACTTGACCTGTTGTAGAAATTCCACTTCTTTGACTATACCCCCCACTATCTCCCTCTCCTTCTTGGGTTTTATTAGAGGGAATGACTGTTGATATTGTATTAAATAATACAGCTTTAGTAGCTAGTTTATTACCTAAAAAGTCAGCTGGTTTTGAAAATCCTATATCTTTTAATCTAGATTCTCCTGTAGTTCTTTCAGTCTCCTCAATGTCTTTTAATGTTAAAGTTGGTTTTGTTTTTTTAAGTTCAACTAACATTTCATTTTTAGTTTGAACCCTAACGGATGATGCTAATTTTAACCAAGCATTCCTGTTGTTTTGTATTTGAAGCTGTTGGGGTGTTCTAGGTGTATCAAACCCAGAACCCGCAGTTTGTTGTCTAATTTGGAGTTGTTTGTCTACAAATTCTTTAAATGATTCTCCTATTAATCTTCCCATAACCTTTTATTTTCTTAGATTTAAAATATCATAATCCGCCTGTATTTGACCTATATTAATAGGGATTCTAATTTGAACCCCTAAAGGTAAGTAATAGGAATCTTGTTTTAAAAATTCATTTGCTGTAGAGATTATCCACCATAAGGTTGGGTCACCATAGTATTGGTTTGATAATATATCTAATCTATCTCCTTCTTCAGTATAAACATACACATCACTTTGTTGTAGGGCGATTGAAGGATATTTAATATTTTTATAAAAAGGGACACCAGACAAACCTTTTTTGTTTTCTCTGCTAATTATCTTTATTTTAGTGTATCTCCCCATTTATTTATTTTTTAGGAATATAATTAATGTTATCTCCTTGTCCATCATAATTATTTCCTGATGCCGCTGCTAGGTTAATATAATGCTCTGGTCCGTATTTGTCAAGGAATTTACCACCTCCCTCTAATGCTTTACCATTAGCAAATGTATTTTGTTGTAATTGAGGTACAAAGTCATGTATAGGTATAAAGTTAAATCCTGAAACTTTTACCATCATAGGCATTTCTTTAACTGAAGGATCTGTAAATATTTCTTTCTTTTCTTGTCCCCTATTTACATATTTAATATTCCCATTATCTGGTATTGATACTTCCCATGGAGATTCTTGTGGGATATCAATATTTAACCCCGTCATAATCCCAACTTGTTCTTGAAAATACCCTCCTACTGTCAATGTAATTAAATTTCCTCTCATATACCCGAATTTTGAATAATCAGGAGCACAAACTGAGGCTAAATAATTTAATTTCTGGTACATGGGTATTAACTCTTGTTTTGATTGAGCTGCTACCGTCCAAGCCATACTTACGTTTCTATCAAACCCTCCATACTTATAGAAATTTTCAGCCCTACCCATATATTTTTGTGATTTCCACTCTGCTGAATAATTGTCAGACATTGAGTCTATAAAAGCTCTAAAATGAATATAAGTTTTTAATTCAGGGTTTTCGTTGTCTATTACCCCAATTCTAAACTTTACTAAGTCGTTTTTTACATTGTTAGTAGTTACAGAAGTTGATTGGTAAAGAGGTAAAGCTGTGATTTTATCTAGGGCTTTCATATAGCCTGAATTTCCTTCTACAGAGTCAGGTTGGTTATTAAGTGCACCTCTTTTTCCAATTGTGTAACTTTTTAAATTACCTCTTCTTCCGGGGTCACCTAAATTAACTCTTTGTTCTATATTCTTTTGAGTATAATCTAATGTATCAGGAATTTGTTCTGACCCATCTGGTGCTATAATTTTAGTAAATGATGGTTTATAAAATTTCCCATCTTTACTTGTTGGGATATATTCTTCTAATTCGGCTTGAGTAAATACTTGTCTTGGTATTATTTCAGAAACACCACTTCTTAATTTATTAAGATCTGTTTCTAAGGTCCCCGATTTATATACACTTCTAGAAAGTGTTAAGGGACTTATAACGTCATTAGGGTTAAATAAAGTATTTAAATATACAAATTGAGAAGATTTACTTAGGGATGATACCCATTTAGTAGTAGCTCCATAAGCTCTTTGAATATCATCTATATCCTTAGCTTTATCTAAACCTGGTGTATAAACACTAGGAATATAATCTATTTCACCCGTTGCTATATTTGTGCCAAATGCGTTAATATTACCAGAATTAATTATTTTAAGATTATTCTTAAATTGTTGTTTAAATTCTAGTTGAGTATTAAATTGATTATTAATACCCGTTCTTTGATCTAAAGGTACTCTGATTTTTGTCTTTCCTATTCCTAATATTGATCCTGGTCCTCCTCCATATTCAAACAACACATTATCTGTTTGTTTGTTTGTAATTTTTAATAAAAGTGGTTCTAATCTACTTTTGTTACCTTCAACCCCACCCGTAGCTATTGTATTTAAATAAGTTGGTAAACCAAAAAGTGAATTACCATCTGGGGATCCTTTAGTTGTTTTTTTAAAAGGGTTTAATCCTTGTTTATTTAAATGACCTCCAAAGACACCTGCGGCGGACTGTCCTATAGTACCTAAAGGAGAATATATTCCTTGGTTTAAACCTATATTACTTTTTATAAAATCTCCTATTTTACCTATAAGTGACGTAGGACCATTGCTTACTGTTATACCCCTATCTTCTACATACTTTTCATACCCTACTTCTGAGTTAACGTTAGTTAATGATAATATATTTTGTTTTGCAAAAAATAATGTACCTGTTATGTTAATTGGTTGATCATTTGTGTTATCCCCGTTATAAAATAACTTAGATATTCGTTTAGTATCGTTAGCTATAATTTTAGGTAATAGCGAACCCCCACGTATTAGAAAATCGGGTCCTCCTGTTTTTCCTAAATCAGAAAAACTATCGGGGATTTTACTAGTTACATAAGGTTGGTTACTATTTCCACCTCCTACTGTGTCCTTACCATACCTTAAAGATTTAAGGTTGGTTGTCATATTAACTAACGCCATATTTTATAGATTATCCAGGTAGATTATCTAAATATCTTGTAGGTGCTACTGGTCCTTCCAATGTTGAAGGTTGAGGTAAAACACCATTATTAGGCTCTACTTGAGAAGCGTTTGGTTTTCCAATGGTTGAATAATCATAATGTAGAGTAGACTGTTGGAAATTTGGTGTATTAGGTGTTTGACCATTTAAACTTGTGGCACTAGCTTGACCTGATGTTAATTTGTTTAATAAACTCATAATTGTTGTTTTATTATAAATATTAGACTATTGTATTTCGTATAACCCCATTGGAGCCATATCTGGTGTTTTTTTAATAAGTTGTGCTAATAGCGAATTAGTAGCATTCATGTCTGTTTTACTTTCTACTACTGTTGTTGACCCCCCACTATTATTCGCCATGTTGGAAGCTCCAGGGAATGCAACAAAATCATCATTTTTAGATAGCTCAAATAACCCTCCTTCTTTTGTAGATACTTGTGTTTTACCATCTGCTGGTGAGTTAACATCTCCTACTTTACTTAAAGCACCAAAACCTGCTGCTAATACTACTGCGGCTGCTATACCCCCCACAATAGGGGCTGCTAAACCTCCTATAACTGTTGCTGCTAAAGCGGTAGATACTGCAGCAAAAGTTGCATAAGCAGCATATATAATAGCTAACCCAACAACTGCTTTCAATGCTTTTCCAACCATACCTAAGGGGCCGATCATATTACTTATCCCTTCACCGATTTTCCCAGTAAAGTCCATAAGCATTTGGAAAGGTGATATCAGTAAACCAACTATTTCTAACATACCCCCTAACATTTCAAACACCGGCATCATAGATTCACCTATCATTCCAAAAATTTCATTTATCCTTTCAGTTGAAGCCGCCATTTTATCTGCTTGCCCCACTTGTTGTCTTAGACCTTCAATTCCTTCTTCTGCTAGTTCTTTTTGTGCCTGTTCTAAACCAACTGCTTCTATTCTTTTATTTAATAATGCTTCGGTTTCAGCTGCTTGGTCTCCAGTTGCCCCCGCTAATTGTTCTTGAACAAATAAGGTTTTTGCTAAATCTTCTCTACCCATACCCACAGCTTTAGCTAATGCTTCTTGCTGTATTCTATTCATAGCCGTAAATTCAGCTGCTGAACCTGCTTGTTCTGATATTTCTTTTGCTACTGTTGCTAAATCATTATTTAAAGCTGCCTGTCTTGCCTTTTCTAAGTTAATATCCTTACCTAACAATACTTCGGCTTGTAACTCGTTTTCGATAGATTGTTCAAAATCAAGTAAACTACCTGCTATATCATCTACTTTAGACATTTCCATACCTAAAGATTTTGCAGTTGCTACCGCATCAGCTATTAATCCAGGGTTTTTACCCAAAGATAATGTTGTTGCTGCTGATACTTTGCCTATATCTTTTAATAAATCTTTTTCATTTAATCTTACTCCTAAAGCCGTTGATGAAATTTTAGCCTGGGCCATATATTCACCTGTGACCTCATTAAGTGATTTACCGGTAGAATCTGATATTGCTTTTATACCTAATAATTCTTCATTAGTAAACCCTGCCATATCCCTCATTTCAGTAAATTGAACAAGCATTTCCTTACTAGGGGTTACACTAGTACCTAGGGCTTTGTTCATTTCCATCATGGATTCTGACATTCCCTTAGTACTAACAAATACGTTGTTGCTATCTACTGCAGCCTCCCTTAATTGGCCCCTCATTGCTAAGGCACTATCATAAGACATATTAAGGCCTTTAGCCATCTCGGAAGCAGCTTTATCACCTTCTATCATAGCCGAAACTAGCTTTATAATCATAGCTACAGGACCTAAAGACTTCATAAAACTCTTAAACATCCCTTTAGCACCTGCCGCCATAGATTTACTATCTATTGCACTTTTAGAGAAGCCACCTTTCATGTTCTTTTGGATGTCTTCAACTGAAGCTCCAGATTCTTCAAGAGCATCTTTCATTCCCATTCCTTCTTTCCTAAGTTTGGCATATTTGTCGGCACCAAACTTTCTCTTTTCCATATCAGATGCTATGCCTTCAGCTTCTTTAGCAGCAGCCCCAAACATTGGAGCAAGACCTGAAAGTAGTGGGACTTTATCTAGTACTTTTTCTATACCCCCAAACAGAGATACACCTTTAGCATTTGCTATATTTTGTACTGTATCGTCTACTAACCCTAATTCAACTTTAAGTGCAATAGCACTATTAATTTGACTCTCTATACTATCTGCTAAATTTAAATTTAATTCTGCTCTAGTTGAATCTAAACCTGCTGCTTCCTTTATTAATTTTGATTGGACTTGCTTTAGTGAATTTATATTCTTAGATACTGCTAGTTTGTTATCGTCTAATTTTTTAAGTGATCTAGCATTAGTTAAATCTTCTTTTCCTAAAGCTGAAAGATTTTCTGATATTTTAGATATAGAATTTGTTGCTCGGAGTATGGCAGATTTTTCTGCTTTTTGGAATTTTAACTGGGTAAGTTGGTCTTTTAGAATATTTGAAACATCTTGTTGTTCATCTGTGATAGACCTATCCGTAGCTAGCCTGTCTTTGGCTATTTTATTTTGCTCAGCTAATAAACGGTTTTGGTCCGCTATTAGCTGCTTCATAGTTTTAGCATTATTTACTTGTTCACCCGCCATAGGAATATTTTATTATAAATATTATTACTTATAACTTGTTTTACCCTTATATGTTTTACTTGCTTCTGCAAATGCTGGGGTGTTAACTTTACCATCGGCATTGACTAGGTTTTTAGTGCCTTTACCCCCACTTTGAGCATTTTCTATTGACTTTTTCTCTTCAGCATAAAAATCTTTTATTTCCGAATAAGTAAACTTCCTTAACCATATAGGCATATTATATACAGTATTATAGTCATATCCACCTTTACCATGAAAGATTAATTGGTGGATCATTTTAAAAAGATGTAAACGTATCTCGGGGGCGTTAGTCGTAGTCAGGCCAAAAAAAGTTTAGACCAATTGGAATGGTCACCTCCTCGCCATTATCCAAAATATAGGATAGATTTACATCTGGTTGTGTTTTTGCAATATGGTCTCTAAATGCTCTAGAATCTCTAGCTAAAAACATATTATCTATAAATCCTCTAATATCTTTCTTTTCTTCACTACCATCTACTGATGTGATTAAGTATTTTAATCTTGTAGTAAGGGATGAAGAATCTTCTTTATTAAGTTTTTTAAGACCCGCTAATTCTCGATCTATTTGTTTTTCTACCTTACCTGTAGATAGTTGGTATGTTAAAACAGTTCCAGTAGCTGGGGTTGTAAAAGTAAATTCGTTTTTACCTGATTCAAGTTTAGATTCATCAAATTCTTTATTTTCTAAAGTGGACATATCTAGAACATAGTTTGTCCCTTTTACTGAAATTTCATAGTCTTTACCATATCCTAGAATACGGGTAGCAATTAATAATGCATTTTTATCACCAACAATCAAATCATCGGTATTAATATCCTTATTTATAATTACAGACTTTAGTAATTTTTCTAATACTACACCTTTTTGTATGTAAGATTGGTTAGAAAGAATATCTTCTTCCTTTGCTGTCATGTATTTGATTTCTACTTTACCACTTGATAAGGGATTGTCTTTAGAATAGATTAAACCTTTTGACGGTAATTCTATTTCTTCGGTTGGGAATTTAAATTCACTCATATAATCTTTATTTAATTAAAACTTTGTTATTCTAGTATACATATGTAAAATACAAAAAAGCTTGACCGAAGCCAAGCAATTTTTGAAAAAAGGAAAAGTAATTTTTTTCTTTTAGAAATTTAGTATACAATAATCTGGTTGTACTGTAATTTGTAATTCTACAGCAGCACTTTCATTATCCCAATTATAATCCCCAAAGGTAGCCTCTGTAATCATAGCACCTTTAATAATCCATTCTGAAACGATATCACCTACAGGTCCTAATACGTTCATAGTTAAATCTTTCTTATAGAAATCACTATATCCATCTCTACCTGTTACTGATTCATGGTGTAATCTAACCCATTCCATTACAGCTTGTGCCCCACTTGGAGTAATTGGATCAAATAATGTCATTTGAATTGTGTTCCAAAGTGTTTTACCTTTAACGTATCTTGCAACGTTAATGTGATTCAATTGAACTGAACCTTGGGTTAATGAAACAGCTCCCATACCTTTAATTTGGTATGAAGGGATTCCATCTACATACAGTATAAACCTATTTTGTTGTTTTGGTTCAAATGCTGTATAAAATATTTCGTTCGGGTCTAATACTGCCATTGTTATATATTTTTATTATAAATATTCTAAATTATTGTTTTTATTCAGGAAATGTTGCTCCAGTTGGTAAAACATTGAAATCTAAAATTACAAATTCAGCTGTTTTAGTTGGTTGTAAATAAATTTGGCCTACTAGCTCATTTCTATCTATAACGTCTGGTGTATTGTTTGTAGCATCCATTACTACTTTAAAGGCATACAATCCTTGTCTTTGTTGTACTGATTCTAAGTATGGGTTTACATTTGCTAAGAAGTTATTTCTTGTTGCATTTGTATTTTGTTCAAATACTAAGTTATCTGATACTTGAGAAATATATCCTTTAAGAGCAATTAACAATCTACGTACATTTACTCTATCTAAAGCACTTGCTCTTTTCTGTAAAGTTTTCTGTCCAAATACTACAACTCCACTTCCTGGGAATGTTGCAATTGGATTTACATTTGCTTCATATAATGTATCTCTATTTCCAGATGTTAATTTTCTTTCTGCTCTTACTACACTTCCTAAAGCTCCTCTAATTAGACCTGCTGGTGCGAACCATGGGTCTGATGAAGCATCTGTAAATGCATAAACTGCAGGAATATATGTTGAAGCTGGTGCCCAAACTGTTTGTCCGGTTCCGGCATCTACCGTTTGTAACCACGGCCAATAAGCGGCTGCATATGAGCTATCATATTTTGTTGCTTCTGTTGTAACTGCGTTGATTTGCGAGTTATACGCTGCTACATCGATTACTGCTAAACAATCTGTTCTACCTTGTGCTAATGATACTAACCTTGTAACAGTATTTGAATGTTGTTGTGAGTTTAAACCAGGTGCTGTGATTACATTGAATTGATAATCATCAGAATTACTTAGTAAGTTAATGGATTGTGTATAATTATCCATTATTAAACCTTGTATATTACCTGTTGTTATATTTTCATTAAATTTAACTGGTGAGTTTGTTGCAGTAACTTGATCTCCAGTAGCTCCAGAAAATGATCCTGAACCTCCATTTACTGATATGTTAGGTAAGCTAGATGTAAATTCACTTTTTGCTTGACCATTATTATCGAAATATTGAGGTGTTGGTTTATTAACATTTTCTACATATATGTAAGCACTTCTTTGTGGGTAATTACCTAATGTTTTAACATAGTAATCAGTTCCATCTTGTGCTACTTCATAATAAGTATCTCCAATTACATTCGAAATATAATTTGGAGCAGTTGGGTCTAATGATAAGTTGTTATATGTTTCTAATACTGTTTTTGATGTTGCAGTATCATTTCCTCTTCTAACTAATAATGAAAATTGTCCCGAAGCTGTATTTACTGAAGCTACTTCCCATCTAATGTTATCCTTTGTACCATTGGTTAAAGTTCCATTTGCTCCATCTACTACTTGAGAATTGTTCATATTAACACCCTCAGAAATAGTTTTAATAGTAAATGAACCAGTATTTTGTATATCTGAATCTGTTAATGTAATTGTTAAGTCTTCACCATCTGGTTTTGTAGCACCTAAAGATTCCGAAGTGAAGTTAATAACATCACCTACTTCATAAGCAATACCTTCTGTTGTTATAGTAATGGAAGAGATTGTTGATACTGTTGCATCTATATCTTGTGCTGCTATCTCAATTGATGCTATTGCTGAGTTACCTAATCCACCTGCTACTGGTACGTTATTTACTACCCCACCTGTAGAACCTGTTATGTTTATTACTGGGGATAGATTAATTGATGATAATAATGCATCAACTCCTGTTACTAATCTACCTTCAGTTATTGAACTAGGGATAGAAGAAGAAGCGCCATCGAAGCTTCCAGAAACTACACGAGTCATTAATAATGATTCACCACCTTGGGCAAAATAATTTCTTGCGGATATAGAATTTAAGTAAGTATAAAATTGAGATCCACTTTCTACTGTACTTCCAAATATTGCTTCATATTGAGAAAAAGTAGAAACTGCAGTTGGTATTCCAACTGGTCCTTTAGTAGCGGGTCCAATAATAGCTGCACCATAAGTTACAGGTCTAGCACCAATAAAAGATTGGTCGTTTTCCCTTGCTAAGACACCTGGAGATAAAAGAGTTTGCTCTGCCATTGTTTATTAATTTATTAGTATTGTTTTATTATAAATATTAGAAAATGTTTCGAAATATTAATTTATTGGAGTAAATTCTCCTTTTTCTAGATCTATATTACCTTCACCATATTTTTCTTGTAGTTGGTTACCAGTACTTACTTGATCTTGTTGTAATTTATCAAATTCTTCTAATAATGCTTTCTTTTGTTTTTTTAAGGCATCTATTCTTAATTCTGTTGCACCTAACCCACCTACTATTTCATTATTTCTAGTTTGGTAATCTTGAAGTGTTTGTAACTCTTTTTCTGATAACTTTTTAATGCTCATAATGTATTTTTTATTTAATTATAAATATATATAAGTTGGTTAAAAATTACGTTCTTTTTCTCCCGTCTTTAGTAGGATTAGAAATAATTTCCATACCATTTATATCTGATACTGCTTCTGTGTTGATAGTTATTTTAGCTTTTGAATTATAGATTTTAGTTGCATTTAGCTCTTTTTGGATTGTATCAGGTAGTATGTAACCTCTTAATCTAATATTAAAAGTACCGGTTACTAATCTATCCTTACCTTGAGTTAGTTCAGTTGCTGTTGTAAAGCTATCTATAAAAGCTCTAAATTGGAATCTTTCGGGCATACCCCAATAAGCATCAGAAGCATATTCACATGCCTCTATTACTTTGTTTAATTGTTCCATGTAGTAGGTTTGGATTAAACAACTATATTCTAACGTTACGTAGTCAGGTTGTGCTACTACATGAAATTTTTCAATAGGTTTTCTATTATTTAAGGTTCCAAAGTTACTATAAAAGTTTTTTGGGCTGTATTGTTTAGACCATTTACCATATAAATTAGGTTGGTTAGCATCTAACTTATTTGCTACTGTTCTATCTTTGGATAATGAATCCCTTTTAATTACAATAATAGGTAACATAATTGCACCATTTTTGTCTCTATAATACCCATCACGTTGGAAGGATTTCCATCTTTCAGGTGCACCATATATTACAGGTACATCTCTTTTTATTCCATTTTGATAAACAAAGGGTTTAATTTTATTATTAAAGTAATAAAAAATAGCTTCATCAATATCTTTTAAACCAATAGAATACTGTTTAGTACTATCCCCTTTAAGGCTCATATTGTTAGACCTATTAAAGTCAATCCCTGTTTCAGTATAATTAGGGTTTGGGGGAGAAATAGCATTATTAGGGTTACCTACTTCTCCTCTGCCTTCAGTTCCTTCAAACGCATTTTGTTTTGAATTACTTATAGTTAATTGTGATTTTGGTATAGGTTTTCTTGGTTTTGCCATTACATTCTTTCTATATAAGGTGATATCGCAACTTTATCAGCTGGGATGTAATAAGTTGAGCATAGTATAGATATATTGTTACCATATAAATCTAGGTTTGGATTTAATGGGTTTGGAACTCCGTCTGAGTCATTATTTGGGTATGCCGGGTTTTTTCCTCCCCAATATTGGTTGGCAATTGTACTTTGTACCCCATAATATGCTTCTTGGTATAAGATAATATCTCCTACTCTAGGTACCACATCGGCATCTACTAAATCATCTCTAAAGAAATTAAAATTTATACCTTGTTCAAATTGTACTCCTTCTGTATTTTCAGCATATTGTTGGTCTCCTCTATCAATCAATATATTAAATAGAAAAGGACCATCATAGTATTTTTCTTCGGCCGCTTCACCATAAATGTTAACTTTAGTTTCTTCTAACTTAAATTGATATAAAGCACATTGTTGGGTAATAATATTACCCATCAATTCTCTATTAAACTTTCGCATTAGAGAAACATCTCTAACTTTAGTGTACATTGCCATATTATCCTATAAAAATTGTATATGGAACCTTTTGTAATTCCATCATTTTTGAATCTCCTTCTTTAGCTCTTCTTTCTAATGAAGCCATTCTTGAAGTTTCATCTAAATATGTTCTTAATCTTTCTATTAATGCTGTTTTTTCTGCGGTAGCAGCTGCTATTAAATCTGATTGGTTTAATGTTACATCAGCATTTGGGATTGGAATAGTACCATATTTACCCCTAACATACCCCAACATTTCTTTTGCTAAAGCTAAAGTATATTCAAAAATCCATTGTCTCCCAACACTGTTTATTTGGTCATAATTAGGGTTACCATAAGGTGTATTAGAAACATTTGTTACATTTCCTGGGGATTGTTGTACTGAACTGGCTATCCTTTCATCTCTTAAAATATATTCAAACCATATTTTAGGGGATTGATCTAAACTATTAACACTAAAATTAGGTACGGGAAATATTTTTAAATTATCTCCTCTAATTTCAAATGAATAATTGTTTCTTCGAACAGTTTCAGCCATTTCGATTTGCTGGATAACTGCTATTTCATAATTTAAAGGGGACATTAAATACCCACCAGCTTCACCAAATCCTCCTATGCCTGCTATTCCAGCTGCTGCTACACCCCCAAATCCAAACCCATTATATGGGTCTAAAAATCTTGCGGATGCGGGGTAGGGTTCTTGGTAAAATACTCTTTTAATTTCAATACCATGCATATATTCAGAACCGGTATAACCACTAGCAGTCATAAAGGTTTGAAAAGAATAATTTTGTTGGCTGCCAGTTAAATTAAAAGACCCTGAGTAGTAATTTACATTACCCCCTGAACCTGCTTCTTCACCATATTGCTCTGATAGTCTAACTATTGGTTCAAAACTCGGTGTTATAAGTGCTTGGTTTAAATTTGACGCCGTTGGTAATCCTTCTAAAGATAATTGATTATCTCGTATTTTATATGCATATATTTCATTACCATATGTGGTAGTTGCCTCCTCAAAAGCAGTAAAAAATGAACCAGATTGAAGTTCAACATCTACTAAAGGGAAACCTAGTCTTTGAGCACAAAAGTTAGCAACCTTATTTGCATCAACAGCAAAGTCAGTCTGTGAATCGTAAAACCCAAAAGGAGTTTGGCCTGCGGCAAAAGTACTAACTCCTGTCCAAATAGGTATGTTCATATCTTAATGTATTTAATTTAATATGTGTGTATTTTAGTTATAAATATGAAAAAGAGTGTTACTATTTAGATCTTAGAGTAGACCCAGATGTAACTAATGATATCCCCTTGTCAATCGCAGTGTTATAATATTCTATTAAGTCTTCAACTATTTCATTTCTATGGTTAGTTATTAAAGTAACACCTGCTAATTTTTTAATTTTTCTTGAGGCGGCATATAAGAATTTAAAGCCTGAATCTGATTTTTTCTTTAAATCTGTTTGATGTGAATCACCACATATCACCATTTTACTTCTTAAACCAATACGAGATGTAATCATCTCCATTTGTTCATGGGTAACATTTTGTGCCTCATCTACTATAATTAAAGAATCTAAAAATGTTCTACCTCTCATAAATGATACAGGTACAATTTCTATTTTACCATCTTCAATCATCTTTTCAACTTTTACCTTATCATATAAAGCAAAGAAGTTTTGATATATTGGTTGAACCCAGGGATCCATTTTTTCTCTTAAATCACCAGGTAAAAAACCTATTTCTTCTTTAGATACTGTAGGTCTTGTAATTATAATTTTATCATATTGTTTTCTAAATAACCCATCTAATGCAACATTACATGCTAATAATGTCTTTCCACTACCCGCACTTCCTGCTAGTAGTGTTATTGTATTATCTAAAATTGTTTTTTTAGCTAATTTTTGTTCTTCATTTAATTGTAATTTAAACTTAATGGGATTTTTGGGAATTCTTTTTTTACGATAAACTTCGTCGGTATGTAATTTACTCGCCATGGTTTTAATAACTTTATTGTTCTATTATAAATATGAAGAAGATAAAAAAACCCGGCCTAAGCCGGGTTTAATTATTAAGTAAAAATTAATTCTCTATTATAGAGAGTTTAATCCGTTTACTTGGATAGTACCATAAAATTCTGGTCTTACCATTTTCTTAGCATAACGAGTTAATAGACCTTTACGTGGTGTGAAGGTGTTTGGATCGTATACTAATGGAGTCATAATTAATGGAATGTATGGAGCAAATACAGCACCCGTTTCCAAGAACTGAGAACCTCTGAATCCTAATAGGATTGTGTTTTCAGTCATGTATGGGTTTTTGTATACTTTGTAACGTCCGTTTAATTGACCTACTTTTTGTACACCAAATGCGTAGCTTGCTTTAGAAACATCACCGTCAGTATCAGCAGCAAATCCTGGAATTGATTCTAGGATAGTTCCTACAGCTGGAGAACATACTAGGAAGTTTGCACCACCTCTTAATGTTTTCTGGTGTATGATATTACTTAACTTTTGGATTTTAGTTCCTAATGTTTGGAACCATTGTCCTTGAGAATTGTAAAATCCTAAACTTGGTTGAATACCACCTGCTTCAGTAATTGATCTGTTGTTAACTGCAGACCAGATTTCATTTCCAGCAGCAGCGTTTTCGATCAACATACTTAAGATCTCTAAGTCAATTTCTAATGAAATGTACTCACTTAAGATTGAAGTCAATTCAGCTTCAGCATCTAATGCATGGTATGCATTTAAATCCTGTGCGAATTCTGGCGTCCATACTGCTTTCAATTTTCTAGTTTTAGCAACGATTGCAGATGATTTCATCTCTACGTTGATTTCTGGAATAGAAATTGATGGGGAGTTTAAACTGTTTGGATTTGGGTTTCCATCTTCAAAATCACCTCTTAGGTTATCTTGTGGTTGGATTTGGTATACAACTGTTACGTTGTCCCCTGCTACGAATGCAACTGGTCCTGCACCTACTACGTCAGCTTTTGCTACTATGAATTCTATAGTTGAACCACCTTTATACTTGGTAAATGCTGAAACTTGTACTCCTGCAGCTGAACCAGATACTGATCCTGCTTCTGAACCTGAAAATAATTGGAATCCTGCAACTCCTTCTAAATCAGCATACTTTACATCAGCAGTTGCTACTAATATTTTCCAGTAATCACCATCTACAGCTGATTGAGAATAATCAGAATCATAGTTAAAATCTGCCCATGTAGCAGCTGCTAAAGGAGCGGATTGATCAGCTACGATTGATTGTGTATTGTTAATTGAATACCCGAAACGACCTGCACCGTAAAATCCACCTGCATTTGTGTTACCAAATGGAGCTGTTGCAGTAGTTCCGTCTCCGTATAAAGAACTTCCTTTTGCGAAAGGTGTGTGATCACTTCCGTATTGGAAATCTAAGAAAAATACTAGACCTGAAGGTAAGTTCATTGGTTGAACACTAACGAATTCTTTCGCTGCGATTTGACCAAATACTTTTCTTACCAATGGTAAAGCAACTCCTGCCCATTGTCCACCTACATTTACTGCAGTTTGTGAATCAAATGTACCACCGTTTGCTACACCACCACTAGTTTGTGATGATTCTACTACAAGTTGTTTAGCTTGGTTTTCAAGGATCATACCCATGTTGTTTTTGTGGGCACCACCTAGACCTTCTAAAAGACCTGTTTTTTCCCATTTGCTAGATAATCTAGCCGCATCAGACTGCATAGACTGATAAGGGTTTGCGCTTTCTAATAATGAATTTAAGCTCATGTTTAAGTTTTTTAATTGTTATTTTTAATAATTTAAATTAAACCTGCGAGTTTTTGCATACGGTTATAAACATCATTTGACTCGATAATAGGTTGTTTTTTCGCTTTTGGTTCTAAACCACTAGCTTTTGAAGCAGCACCTTTTTTAACTGATTCATTAATTGTTGAATTTGTAATTGTATTTACAATTCCTTCATTTAATGTTTCAAAAATAGTTTTTGCTTGACCTACATTAATCGCTTTGTCAAATGCTTTTAATACCTTAACTTTTTTACTCTCGGTTAAGTTTTTTGCTTTAAAGATTTTATTAGTATAAAGTAATTTAGCGTTCAAAAGATTAACTTCTTGTAATTCAACTTTAAGAGCTTCGATTTCATCTAATGCTTCTTTAAATCTCATTTTTTCAGTTTCAGCTTCGATTTTGTCGTCTTTTTTACGATCATCACCTTCGGCTTTTTCTTTTTTAGTCATTTTCTCGTCTAATTCTTCTTGTTTAGCTTCGTCGATTTCGATATCAACATCTACATCTTCAACGTCTTCAACGTCTTCAACTTCAACATCAACTTCTTCTTCTGCGAATTCGTCGCCCGGCTCGATTTCTCCAGCTGCAACCATGTCACTAATGACATCTTCGATGAAACCTTTAAGGTCGTCTTCTGACATATCTTCAAGGTCGATTTCTTCGTCCTCTATTTTGTCATCTTCGTCCTCTTTTTCATCTTTCATACCGTCCTTATAGCCTTCTTCTTCAGCGTCAGTTCGTGCATCTTCGTCTAATTCCAATTCAGCCAATAACTCATCTAGATTAACTTCATCCTCGGATAATTCTTTATCTTCTTCTTCCTGTACAGTAGATGTTCCTACTTTTTTAGGTGATAGATCTTTTAAAGAATCACCTGCTGGTGAATTTTTTCTTTCAAAGCTTGGGGCGTCCATTTCTTTAACTTCATCCTTGTCTTCTTCTTTTGCTTCTTTTACCTCATCATCTTTATCCATCTCCTCTAATTTAGCAGATAGTTGATTTTTTAGGTAAGGAGTAAAAGCTTCCTCAAGGGCAAGTTTAGCATTAGCGATGGCAGTGTCTTTGACAGCTTTAGCATCAGCAATAGCTTCGGTTAACAAATCTCTGTTGTTTGTCATAATCCCAAAATTTAGTTTGTGAAATACGCTTATTCATGAAGCGTAATAGAAATATTATTTATTCGACACCATATAAGAATGTTCATGGTGTATTACAGTTATACGTATATGAATATTTATTAAAAATACAAAAGACGCCAAAAAGGCGTCTAATGTTTTTAATCCATCGGTAGCGTCCGAAGAAATTTTGTTTATGTTACAGGGCATGAACCTTTTGAACAAAGGATTTCATGTATAATGTTATTAACTTTTGTATAATCGTAAGAAATAGTTTCTTTTCCTTCCTTGATCATATGCATATATGAACCGGGGTTTGATGGAGTTGAAACGAAGTCCCAACATAACAATTCAAAATCGTCTTGTACTTCCATTACACCATTTATTTCTTGTAATGAACCCATACCACGAGATGATACTCCTACTGTAACTCCATTACCAACAAGTGCTTTTAATATATCTCCAGCTGGGGTAGGTAGTACCTCTATTTTACCTATAATATTATCCCCATCCCATCTATATTCTGATATTAGGTGTGATACATTTTGTAAATTAATAACTTGAGACTCTGGGTGGTCTAATTCTCCCATTGAACGTCTTTGTTCTATTAATTCAGAATAACGATCCATTTCCCTTTCCCATAATTCTTTAGAATAATATCTACCGTTTCCGTTTTTAACTTCACACGTAGCTAATATCCCTTCAACAACCATATTCCCATTACTCTTATTAACACTTTCGGTTAATGAAGTAGGGGACAGCTGTAATGTATGGGTTTCTATTATAAGTTTTTTATTCATTTTTATGAATTGGTTTCTTCTATTTCCATTTCATCTACCATTTCAGTTCTTTGGTAAGATTTACCACAAGATTTTTCGTAGATTTTTTCCATTTTCATTTTTTTTCTTTCCAAATCCTTGATTTCTCTTTGCATTTGTTTCATTTTAGATTTATCAATCAATTCACTAAGATTTTCATCTTCCTGGATTGAGCTAACTCTATCTACTTTTTCTTGAATATGGTCATGTAAGAAATTTAATTGAGCTTCTAATTTTACAGCTTCAGCCTCTTTACCTATTTCAGCTAATTTAGTATCAATTGATTCTTTTTTAGATTTTTTCTTTTTATCTTTAACTGCTTTAGCCATTGGTTCTTTTGTATCACCATCTCCGTCTACATCTGGGTAATCAGGTCTTGCTTCTTCTGACATTCCTGCTTTGTCCTGTGATGCTTCAATAGCTTTATCTCTTGCTTCTTCTACATCATTTTCATCCATTGGTAATTTTTTCTCTTCCTCAGCGTATAAAGACGAATGATATTGAGACCCTGCTTGGGTAGATTGGAATTCATCCTCAGACATCATTTGTCTAATCATATTCCCCGATTGGGCTGCTAATGAATTTGGGTTACCTGTAGTAACTACACCACCTAATCCTTCTCTAATTAATTTTTTAAATAATTCTTCTTTAATTGGTTTCATTTTTGTATCTGATTTTTTGAGTTTATCGCTATATCCGCTTCCACCATATGTTTTACCTGTATTTTCTTGTACTTCTGGTTCTGTGTATCCTATACCTACACCAAATTGACCTTCTTTTACATAATGTAATTCGTCTTTAGCTAGGTTTTTAATTACTTTTTCTTGTGCTTCTTCTAATGATAAGCTAGGATCTTCTTTAAGTTCATAATAAACCCCATTCATCATTTCCTGGGCATTGACATTGTTGATATTATCTTCTTTTGGAGAATAATCATAATTACGTTCCTCAACATTTTCAACACCTTTAGCTACTTTTTTAGCATCAGCTTTTACTGCTTCATCTTCTTTTTTAGTATTGAGTTTTTCATCAATATCTTTATCAATAATAGGTTTTAAAGACTTAGCTCTTTCTTCATTAACAAATTGCTCATATTTATTTTCCCAAGCTTGTTTATTTGGGTTAAAATCTTCAGAAGTTAATTGTACTAAAGGTTTTAAAGTAACAATATCACCTAAACCCTCACTAATTTTACTTTTGCTCTTTAAAATACTTGTAGCATCATTGTAAGAAGTAAGATTTGATAATAAATTAGGGTATGTTTTTTTAGCTTCCTTTAGGAATAAATCCTTACGACCCTTACCTTCTTGGATTAAATTATATTGTTCTTGTAGTGTTTTCATATTATTTTTCTAATAGTATTTTGATGTCTTTTATATAGTCTTTAATTATGTCCGTTGGGGTTATTACTGCAAAAGTATCTGGTTGTTGCTTATATGTTTTTATTGTTTCTATTTTTGCTTGTCTTAATGGTTTGATTAAAGACTGTAGTTCATTTTCAATTTCAGAAAAGGCATTAATACGTTCCTGTTGGAATTTTTCTGCCTTACTTTCTTCTTCCTTAACTACCTTATACTTATACATATTAAACGTTTTTTACTTCTAAACCGCTACCTTTTTGTACGTAATTTCCATTTTTGTCCCTAGGTACTAGTTTATATTTAAACTGTTTTACATACGCATTATCACTAACCCCATTTTCTGTTGCTTTAGGTCCTGGGCCTAGATCTTCGCCCGGTTGTTCAGCAGATTCTTCTACTTCTTTATATCCTAATTCTTTATATGCCTTAATATTAGGTTTAGAACCTTTTTTTCTAAATGCATATGGTGTTAAATAAGCACCCGCACCCCCTGATGTAGACATTTCATCTACTTCTTCTTCTCTAATTGCCTTTTTATAATCTTCTGGGTAATTATTTCTAACATGGGTACGAATTATATTTCTTAATTGTTTTGCTTGTTCGTATATGTCTAAAAATTTTTTATCATCTTTAGCTCTTTGATAAACACTCTTTGCTGTATCTACTAGTTCAGTAGAATCTTCAACTAATTTAGTTAAATTTGGAACATAATCTATAGACCAAGATATAGCACCAGTTTCGGGGTCTTTATCTGTAACTACAGATTTAACACCCCCAGTAACTTTTGTATCCCCTATCTCTATTTCCTTAACTTTATATTTGTACCCCATTAGTATTTTTAATTTCTTTAACTAATTCGTAATATTGTAACAAATCAACTAAATTATCATTACCTACTTTATCACTTTTATTTAATTCTACTAAAAATTTAGCTACTTCAGTAATTTTAACCTGTGTTGCCTTATCTTTAACATTTAAAGATTCAGTATTTAAAGTCTCTTTTAGCTCTTTAATTTTATTATTATAGAACTTCCTTAAGCCAGGTGTAGAATCTACTGAGTGTATAAATTCTTTAAGGACTTGTTTTTGATCATTACTTAATAAATTATACTTGTCATTAAATTTTTCAAGTAATATTTTATAAGTTAATGTCCTTATGTCTTTATCATAACTAGAATATTCTTCAAGTAGTTGGTCTTTTTTAGATTGGTTAATTTTGGATCTAGTTAGAAACTCTAACAATGTAATCTTATTTTCAATTAATTGTTTATTGTCTACTAAACCCTTTGTATTTATCCCTTCTATTAAAGTATATAAAGCTGCTATTTCTTTATAATTTTTGATTTTAGCACCAAAGAAAGTATTTAAATCATAATGTTCTTTAATTTCGTTAATTAAGTTATACTTTTGTTTTTTAAGTATACCTCTATTAAAATGTTTTGAACTGTCTAATGTAGTAGTTATATACAAACCTGCCTTTGTTTCACTTAACATAGAAGATTTACTAATAGCTTCGTATAATTTATATTCGCGGCCTAATTCCGTTTTAACAAAATACTTTTTTAAAAGATTTATAGCGGCAGATTCATTCCCCGAAAGAGTATCAGCGGTTATTTGTCTAACTAATAGTTCAAATAATATACCGGTGTTTTTATACTTTGAGTGTTTAATTTTCATCAAAAATATATTTATTTATAAATATTAGGATTTTAGTTGAGATTCATCAAGTAAAGAAGAAGTATCTTTATCTTGTTCAAAAATTAACTGTTTTTCATTAATTTTATTAAAGATATCTTTATTCTTTAAAAAAGTAATCTTAGGGTCTTCAAACTCAGAAAGTCTTGGTTTATTTTTTCCGTCGTTTTTGTCCGTATCTTTCATACGTTTAACTCCTAATGGGTCTTTACCAAAGTTATTTTCTTGTTTACCCCTATTAGTAATACCATCTTTTGGTCTCCCTAATTTTAAGTCATCGCTATAACCATCAGGTACATTACCTGGATCAGACATTGTTCTTCCTTTACCATATAATGAAGCTAAATCGTGAGGAGTACCATATGATTTACCAGATGATATAGGGTCATTACCCTCTGATTCAATTTGAGCATTTCTGAATTTGCGTTTTGAATCTTCTCGAACCATATCTCTGTATTCATCATATTGGTCTTCACTAAAGTGATAAACATTGTGGTAAATCCAATCAGATGGTACTAAACCTTGTTCTAACAATGTACCTGCTAATTCAGATTTAGACTTTAACAATTCAATTCTTTCCTGATCATAAATGATAGAAGGAGTTGTCATTGATAATTCAAAATTAGTTAAGGATTCATCTTTATACCCTTGGGTGTATAAATGCACCAATGCAATTTTTTGTAATTCAGAAAGTAAAATTCTTTGTATTCTATCAATTGTACGGGCAAATCTAATATCTTGGGCTGCTAGAGTTGCTTTACCCTCTGTATTTTCATCATAACCCATAAATGCCTTTGGTACTTTTAAAGCGGCAAACAATTTTTCTCTTAAGTATTCAACATCCGAAATGCCATCATATTGTAAACCGGGTGTTGTTTCAATTTTTGTTGCACTATCATTACCACGAACAGGAATATAAAAATCTTCAAGCATATTTTGCATGTTATACTTTAAGTTATACTCACCTGTTTTTTCATCCATCATTGGAGTACGTTTCATATTATTGATAGTTTTCTGCATAAATGCTTCAACTTCATTTGGTGGAATAGCTCCAACATTTACATAAAATACTCTTTTTTCTGGTGCACGAGCAATTCTGTGAATTAACATCGCGTCTTCCATTAATGTATATTGTTTAAATAATTTTCTAGCGGGTTCAATATAAGATCTACCATAAGGTAAATAATTAACATCCCCTACCATTCTAAAGTGAGCCATTTCATAGTTGTCATATGTAATTCCAGTCCTATCATCATAGTCACCATTAGCCCCCGCTACATTATAATAACCACTAGATGAACCACCAGAAAAACCTTCAGGGTTCCATTTAAACTTAACTTCAGATGGGTTTTCTGGATTATACCCTTCAATTCTTTCAATATGATACGCAGTATAAGGTATTACATTATAAACACCAAACTTTTCTGCTATTTCTAACTTTAAGAAAAAATCACCATACTTACACATTTGTCTAACCCACATCCATAGGTTAAATTCTACATTTAATACATCATAAAATAAATTATAAAGGATTTTTTGTACATCCTCATTAGAACTTCTAATTTGAAGTACTTCGCCCATATCATTTTTTAAGGTTGATTCATCCGCTATAATGTCTAAAGAGGAAGCTATGATAGCATCTTGATCCATTACGTCATATTCAGAATATAACTGTGTTCTTAAATATTGGTAATTTAAGTTGAATTGTGCCCCATATAATGAGGTTGGGGCAGAAGAGTAAACTTTATTAAATCTGTCTACCAACGCATTAGTTTCATATTCACCACTAGATTGAATATGACCCGAATCTATAGTTTTAACTTGGTCACCACCAACGTTTCTTATTACTACATCTGTAGAAAATAATCTTCTTAATCTTGTAAATACACTTGTGTCTGCCATCTAATATATAATTATTGTTATAAATATGGTCATAATAACCAACTAATATTCTCTTTTCCATCTGGGGTGTTAATTTCGTATGGATTTTTTACATTTTGGTTACTACCATAACTCCCCTGATATGGTGTTCTATTAACAGTCATATTATTTATTGACTGTTTTGTAATATCAATTCCCCTTTGTCTAAATTTAAGGGCTGTGTCTCTAATATACATTGCCGTACCAAATGCTATAACTAAATCATCGTTATAACCTGTTTGTGCTTCCGCTCTACCATTTTTCCAAATAAACACCTTCATTTCTTCAACTAACCTCTTTGAATGAATTGTTACACCTTTATCTGCTATATATTCTTGGAACTTACCTATTATCATAGGGCGTGTTCTAGATGACATAGTAAAACCAGCTACCATTTTTGAGTGATCTTGATATTTGTCAAAATACGAATTAGCATTGGCCTCTCCACTCTTTTGTGAATAGTAAAGATTAGAATATTGTCTATCAATAGCTACTTGTATGGTTGCCCATCCTATATTAGCATTTTCTATTACAAGTAATGCTTCATTGTATTCTGTAGCTAGACCTACTAATAAATGACCAAATTCTTTTGTTCCAATTTGTCCTTTATATTCTGCTACCTGAACATTGGTTTCAACATCCATTACATGACAAGTAGAAAAATCTTTTCCATCACCACGAGCAACATCAGCTACTACCATATAGGACCTAGTATAATCTGCGTTTTCCCAAACCCATAAGTTTTGATCAGCTCCTCTACGTTCTAAAGGGTCTTTAATGTAAGTTTTTTCGTAATATTCCAAATATTCGTTATAAAATACTATATCACCTGAGGTACTAAAATCGCAATCACATTCTTGTGCCGCCAGTCTAGGATCACCTAATAATGAATCTTGTGCATCCCTCCATTTTTGGTCACGTTCAGGATGAACATACCAGGGAAGTTTAATAGGTAAAAATTCATTTTCACCCTGTTCAGCTTTAACCCATGTTTGATGAAACCAATTACCAGTACCATAAGGGGTTGATAATACAATAGCACCACCACCTGTTGCTAGGGTTTGTTGTGCTGATGCCCATGTTTCAGCAATATTATCAATAAAAGCTGCTTCATCAATAATTAGTAAAGATACTGCTTCTGAACGTGCAGCATCGGCATTAGAAGATTTGGCTTGTATTTTTGAACCATTAATTAACCTTAATGATAATTTATTGTTTTCAGCAGAATCTACTTTAAGCCATGAGGGTAAATTCTCCCACATGAATTGTACTTTTGTTACTAAATTTCTTGCTGTTGCTTGTGTAGTTGCTAGTGCTAATACATTCCGATCTTTATGAAATGTCATTAACCATAATGAATAACCTGCTGCTAAAGTAGATATACCTAATTGCCTAGATTTTAATATGGCACTATAGTCATTGTTTTGAAATAACGTTAATACTTTTTCTTGAAATGGGTACAGGTTGAACTGTATGCGGCCACGTTGTGGATGCTGTATATAACAGTATTTACGCATAAAATGTACTGGGTCCTTAGCACATCTAAGATATTCTTGACGTATAACTTTTTTTAAATCTGACATGCAGTTATTTTAATATAAGTATTGCCCCACCTATTGCTACTAAACCCGCACCACCTAAAATTTTATTTTTAAGCCTTTGTTTTTTAATTTCAAGTCTTAACTTATCGTTTAATTGTTTAGTAAATTCTAATTGAGATCCTTTAGTTGATAATATAGAATTAAAATTACTTATTTGAAAGTTAAGATTATTAATAACACTATCCTTTAATACTACCTTATTTTCCAGCAAAGAATATTTTGTTGTTATTAAACTTAGTTCTTTTTTAAAACTATCTCCAATTATTAAATCCTTAATTACTAGACGGACTATCGGTTTTTGTAATCGAATCGAGGTACTGTCTATAACGTTCTGTGAAAAACTGTTCAAGCTCATCATCCCTATAAGAATCAACATTATTAACTTTCTCATCTGTTTGTTTTTTTAATATAACTATTTTGCTATCTTGCTTACTAATTTCTTGGTCTAATACTGATATTTGTGTGGTTAATACACCAATTTCGGATGTTAGATTTTTATTAATACTATGTAAAGAATTTATTTTATCATTTAAGGCTTCTATTTTACTGTTATATTCAGTAATGTATTCTTCCTCATTTGAGGAGTACATATTAACTAAATAATAGACACCAAAAAATACTATGGCGAAATATAAAAACCTTTCTTTAGATGACATTATATCTTCTTATTATCTAGAATACTTTCTAGTTCTTTTTTTAATTTAGTTTTATCTTTTAAGATTTTAACTAATTTTTCTTTATCAGCACCTTCAGCTTTAGAATACTTTTTAGCCAATGATTTCATCTCACGAGTTAATAAAGCTAATTCTTCTTTTGCTTTGGCTAAGCCTTTAGTTTTTTTAATATCAGATTTAGATGGTTCTGTATCTTCACCTTCTTCTATACCTGCTTCTTTTTTAGCTGTTTCTAAATCTTTAATAGCGGAAGTTAATTCTTTAGTTTTTTCAATTTCTGCTTCAGTATCTTCAGATAATGTAGAGATTATATTTTCTCTAATATACTTTTTTAATTCGGATTTTTTCATTATAAAGGTATTTTATTATAAATATGTTAAGATTGTAGGAAATGTAATATTTGTAATATTCGTTCCTCTGTAGAACCAGACAATTTATTTATTTTACCTGCTTTGTGGCCATGTCTTTTAATTAATGTTGTAATTGTAAAATCAATTAAATCTCTATAATGTTCATCTGTTTCACGTATACCATTATCTTCAATCTCTATACCATAAGGAGATATATAAAATATGTGATCGTACTCTCTAATGAATTCACTAGCATAAGTTTCAAATGCTTCTTTATCTTGATGTGGTATTGATTTAGCATTTAAAGTAAATGCCATTACATCAAGTATAGTTCTATCTGTAATTATGTTATCATGCATTAATTCACCACAACGTTCAGCTAAAAACACGGTTTGTCCCTTTAATGTTGAATCTGTATTTAAAGGAATACCTAATGACATTAAATGTTGGCTACGTTCAGTTGCAAATTTATAATCCTTAAATTGATCTAACTCTTTTAAAGCATTTACTAATGTAGTTTTACCTACACTCATTGTACCACATAAACCTATTTTCATATTTTAGTTTCTATAATCTGAAAGTGATGCTTTCATTGATTGGTTTTTATAATAGGGTAAACCCTCTCTTTGTTGTCTAATTTCACTCCATTCCTCTTTAGTATGTTGGATACCGTATAAATGATATTCTCCCTTTCTTTCATTACCCTCAGGAATTAAAGCATGTCCCTCCCAATTATGAAGTTTTCCGTCCCAAACGTATGCAATAGTACCGTCTGCTTTCTTTAATTTTTTACTTTGTGGAAATGGTGTTTTTTCTACTTTAGCCATAATATTATTATTTATCGTAAATATACGAAATTTATACGCGTTATCCTAATTTTTTAATATATGTTCTGCAACATAAGTCCCTTGTGCACCACTTACCGTTATACCTCTAGCTGATAAAGCATCGCCTACGAAGTGTACGTTAGGATACTTGGTGAGTGCTAAATTGGTATAATCGACAAGTGGCTCAGGTGATAGATATTTTACTTCAGGTACATAAATACCCCAATCGTCTTTTAATGTTGGGAACACTTTTTTCATGTCCTCAATAAAATCATATACATACATAAAGTATGGTTGCATTGATTTTGCTATTTTGTGTAATGTATCTATTTGAATAGCTGATACATTTACCCCTTCAGAGGTTGTAGATGGTTTACGAGTTGGACTATAATATAATCCTGTACCATCTATTTGTAAGTTTTTAACTACGTCTCTAGACCATTCAAATGGGTTTTCAATACCTTGAACTTCCATTAAGATACCAAAATTAGTCATATCATTTCGGAATGCTTCATCTTTTTTAGCGTGACCATTATATGAATGATCTCCATATGTTTCTTCTACGGCAACATATGCTGCATTGTTGTTTGTACAGAAAGAACGTAGTGATACTCCTTTATCTTCATATTTACGGTACAATTTGAAATCGTAAGACACATCAATTAATTTTTGGAAGTGTTTTTGTGGTGCCTCAAATCGAACACCTATTTGTACTGGTTTAGGTTCAGTTGGTAAATCATATTTTTCAGCTAATTGTTTACCAAAGTCAATACCTGATTTACCTACACCAAATATAAGTTTATCATATTTACATTGCAAAGATAGCTTTGGGTTTTCACAGACAGCTATTAATTCCTGATTATCAAAATCAATATCAATTACTTTGTGTTCCCAGTGAAATTCCACACCACCTTCTACTAAAAAGTCATACCAATTTTTACCTATTTCATGTAAATAATCTGTACCAACGTGCCATACTGGGAATAAACGTAATCCAAAATATGGTTTAATAAATTCTGGTTCTGCAATAGGATTTGAACATTGTACTTCCTCTGGTTTAGGGTGGAAACGTTTAAAATTATCTATCACCTGATCAAATAATTCCATTGCTTTTTCTTCACCACAATACTTAGATAATTGACCACCAATTGAAGTATGGTATGTTAATTTACCATCAGACCAACCTCCTGCTCCTAGGAAACCTTCCATTACCTCACTATATTTTCTATCGTATGGGTTTTTACCCATATCAATTATGGTAATTTTACCATCAAACCCATTATCAATTAGCTTAGTAGCAGCGTTTACATTTGCTACTCCTGCTCCAACCATTACTACATTTTTACTTGCCATAAAATCTATTTAAAGTGTTACACATTCCTGCTACTCCAAAACTAGCACCATGTTTTTTGTTTTGTTCTAAAAAAAACATCATTAATCTTTGAAATGAATTACCTTCATTTTTTCTTACTAAATAAAATTCTTTATCAATATCCATCTATACTTTTATTTTTAACACGTTAATATACGAACTAAGAATGGCGTCTCCAAATGAGACGCCACAGATATCTGTTTATTTTTTAATCGCGACAGGCTATGAATCTGTCTATATGTTTTTATTTTAATTCTTGAGCTCTTCTTTTATCTTTTTTTCTCCAATTACCGTTAACATCTTTGTATTTTATAGTTATTGAATCTGAAGTGTATTTTCCATCATAGGGGTTTATAAATGGCTTTATATCTAAAACTATAGCTTCTTTATTGTTGTAAGTTACCTTATCTCCTACTTTAAACTTTGTAAAGTTATTTGGATTAACATTTAAATCTTTTTTTAATCTAGTAACTTCCTCCATTAGCTTACTTTCAGCTAAATATTTTCTTAAATCGAAATTATCCATTTATTTTTATTTTTTATTTTTATTTTATATATTAGTCCATGGCATCTAAACCAAATTCTATTCTAATTTCGTCTATTAAATCCTGTGGATCAAGTTCGTGATATTTGATTATATCTTTTATTTTTTCTACAACCATCTCATCAGTGAA